TATCCTATTCTCTACGTTAGCTATTTCGTTTGGATCTTGGTTGGTTTGTTGTAACTGGTTTAATCTTATGTAGTCATTCTCTAAGGAAGCTATATAAAAATCTCTAACCTTTACTACCTTCCTAGTGTTATCATCAATAGTTTTAAGTTCGTCTACCTTATTAAACTGTAGATTATTTTTTACATCCTCAGGTATAGATCCTAAGTAGTCATCAGTTTGAGAGTTTCTAAGACTCTTGGCTTTATTATCTATAGCTAACTGATAAGCCTTATAATTTACCTCTTCCTCTGTTAATTTTGAATTTTTAGGATCTGATTTAACCTCTGAAATTTCCTTTGCTATTGGATTTTTTTCTATTTGAACAGCACTTATATCTTGAGGAGTTAAGTCCGCTAGTTTACCTATGCCAGATACAACGGTATTATATGCAGATGATAGTCCAGATTTTATAACATTTAAAAATCCAGTGTTATTAACCTCTGCATCTACTTCTTCTTTTGCTTTTGACGTGTAATTATTTAGATCCCTTATATTGTTGAATTGATACGTATAAATATCTTCAACAGGTTCTTCTATAGGAGTCTTCTTTTTAAGAGCTTTAAGACGTTCAAGTTCCTTTCTGTTTCTTTCCTGCTCTTCTACATTAAACTTCTGCCCTAACTTTATATTTGTTTTCTTTTCAAGATACTTTATGGATTGCTCTGTATCAATAGGAGTAGATGGAGGAACAAACCCTTCTTTTTTAGGTTCGTTTCCATACATGATAGATGTAGGACGCTTCTCTTCCTCCTGTCCAAATAGCTTAGTTGGACCACCTAAAGCAACCGAAGCCTGCGCTCTTGTTGGTGGCTCTGTATCCGATGAAGTACCTTGCTGAGTAGGTCTCGTAGGAGATACCCCAGCACCTTCTTGTAAAGTGGGCTCTGAAGATCCTTTTTTTTTTTGATCAGCGATATACATATCAATAATTTTTTTGATATCGTTATCTGTAGCCCCTTGTTTTTTAGCTCCCTCTATTAAATTTTTTAACTGCTCGTCCATCTATTATTTTTTCTTTTTTTGGGAATTATAATATGCTTCTGCGTCAAATCCTCCAGTAGTAGTAGATTTTACACCACCTGCAGCTTGAAATTCTTGAGTTCTTCTTCTAAGATAGTTTTCAGCCTCTGTAACACCTGAGAAAAAATTACCAGTCTCTGGATTTATAACCTCACGAATATACTTATCCATCTGTGCTGAATTTGAAGTTGAAACTAAATATCCTAACTTACCTCCCCATTTTTGTTTTTTTACAGCTTTAGATCCTCCTGAAGTACTAATTTCCCTTCCTTCAGCATCATAACTTTCCGTCTCAGTACCAGTCGCATTGTATCCAGTCATTGTTAGATTACCTTTACTGTCCAACCCTACAGCATTTAGAACCCCAGTAATTCCCTTAGCTTCTTGAAGTCTTATGTTTTTAGGTTGAAATGTAGCCCCAACTACTTTTCCGTTTTGTTTTAATGGGAAAACTCCAGGAGCTTCCTTTTTATCTTCTGGTTTAGTACCTTTACCTGTACCCCCTCCAGTTCCTCTACTAGGTGAAAAAACAGCAGTACCAGTCTCCTTAACTCCAGTCTGAGCAATAATATACTCCTTAACTATCTCTCTAGCTCTAGTTTTTTGTTCATCAGTTATGATAGGAACCATCTCACCAGCTCCATTATTTCTAAGACCTATTTTATTACCGATAGAAATACCTTCTCCACTTATTGAATAAGTACCGTCAGTATCAGTCAATATACTTGCATATCCCTTCTCGTTCTTAGCTATAGACTCTGTTATGTTTTTTACAAGATCTTCAAATCCTGGATAGTTCTCAATCTGCTCTCTCGTCTCTACCTTACCAAGCCTAATCATCTCAATAAATGGTTTAAATTGAGAAGCATACTTATTCGTCTCAGCTAATACATCTATTTTTTGGTCGTTAAAGTTCTTAACCTCTACAAGTGTAGACATAGGAACCATTCCAAGAGGACCTTCCTTAACATTTCCTTTAGCATCTAATTCAGCTACGTATAGTCTTCCGTCGTTAGGATTGTGTATCAGCTTCTTATCTTTAAAATTTTGAAATCCACCCTTCCACTTCTGCATAAAGTCTGCATAGGCAGATGTCTTTCCTTCCTGAACATCCTTTAGATACTTATCATAGTCAGCACCGTAGGTCTTTGTAAACTGATTTAGTTGACCTATACTGGCTGATGTATTTTGGTTGGCTATAGCAAAGTCAGACCTTGATATCTCACCAGACTCTAACTTCTTTTGTAATTCAAATACGTTTCTTTTAGTGTCATAACCCATATTGGTTATAAGTGCGTTAAGATTAGGATCGCTTGTTAGACTTACCTCGTTAGCCTTTGTAAGGATATCGTTAGTAAGCTTCTTATCAAACTCTCTGTTCTCATAACGCTGCTGTTCTTGATTCTGTAGGTTCTGGTTTACGCTGCTGATTACAGTACCCCAATCAAGCGTTGGAGCTGCACCTATCTCTGATGGATTCTGATACTTATAGTAAGTAGCCATTGATTATACTGTATATGTTTTTAAAAACTGTGCAAATGCTTGCATCATCTTAGGATCCATTCCCTGTGTGCTTTGTCCTGCTGGCTTTCCAAAAGCAGTCCCTCCTAATAATCCTTGTAGTTGATCTCCTTGATTAGCAAGTCCTCCGTAAGTTCCAACCATTCCAGCCCCTTGAGTAACAAGTCCTCCAACTCCTTGAAGTCCAGCCTGTTGTTGTGATATCTTAGCCTTCTCTGCAGCCATAGCCGCAATCTGAGCACCTTGAGCCTCATCTGCAGCGATCTTAGACAAGTCATCTGCCTGCTGTGTAGCAGCTCCTGCCTTCATAACATCTAAATTATATAGTCTATCAGCTAATGCCTCTCTTGTTTTTGCTTGTCCTTCAATAGTTGCCTCTTGAACTCCTTGAATACCTCCAATTAACGATCGTTGATCCTGAGATAAAGCCTCTACAGCCTGTGCGTTAGCAGCTGTACCCTCTCTAAACGCTCTGTCGTAAGCTTCTGTAGGAACTCTAAGAGCCTCGTAGAAGTTTTGTTCCTGTAGTCTCTTTTGCTCCATTAACGCTTGTTCAGCAGCTCTCTCAGCAGCTCTCTGTTTATCAGCAGCCTTTCCAGCCTCGTCAAAAGCCATAATCGTTGAAATAGCTGTAAGCCCTAAACCTACATACGGCATAGCGGCAGCTAAACCTGAAGCAGGTCCAGCTAATGAAGTTACAGCGTTTGCAGCTCCACTTAATCCTTGTAAAGAACCTGTTATTTCAGGCATTAATGGAACAACTCCTTGAGGCGTTAGTGAATTTACTGATTGAACAGGTGGTCTTTGAATATCGTAAATGCTCATAATTCTATATATTTTACAAAGATAATAATTTTAAGGATAACTTTTAAATACGTTTGATTTAACTGAGAACAGTTCCACCCTGTCTTTAGATTCATTCTCTAATTCGTACTGCATATAGTATCCACGTGCACCGTAAGACTCAGCAACGCTGTTCTTTATGTACAGTATGTAGTCTCCGTCATTAACTACGTTAGCTAAAGGAGGCGTGTTATTTATAGTTATAGATGTCTTTGTAAATCCTGTAACAGGACCTATAAACTCTATAGCTCCAGCATCATTTCTGTATGCCAAGTCCCCAATACTTACGATTGTTCCGATATTAAACGTGAAGTTTAAGACGGTAGCAGAAGTGCCTGGATCCTCTACAGTGTCTACTGAACCTACGCCCTGAGCGGAGCGAAGTTTTAAGTTGTCGTCTCCAGAAAGGCTTCGGATATACGCGAACCAGTTCCCCTCCTTCTCTACAAAGTAGCTAGAGTCTATCTCTCCAGTAGATAGGTCTGTTATAACAGAGCAGCTCCAGGGGCTATTTCCATAGGTGGCAATAGTCTTGAAGTTCTTGATAGTCATAGGCTCCTTATTAAATACAGACGTTATTTTTGATGGTTCAAACGCATTTGGTGAAATGTTTGGAGGATCTACATCATCAACCCTATTCCACCAGTCCTGGTAGAATGTGTTCCTGTTTACATTGGTGTTGTGCTTATACAGCTCGCCTCCCTTAAAGGAATAGAACGCTCCGTTCATACCGAGCATCATCTCTGGGTGGTATGAAAAGAATGATGTCCATCCCTCTACGTTCTTGTTGTATGTTAGTGTATACTTCATAGTTTATATGCAATGTGTTATTATTGATATAACTCCAGATGTAATTTCAACAGTGTATATTCCAGTAGAAGGAACATCATCTGGAACATCTACATTATATATTCCGTCAACAGTAAATGGAGTTACTCCATCTAATTCGTAAGCAAAATTACCATTTGCTAATGTATTATAATCAACACTTCGTATTTTAAAATCATTTGTAGGAACAGTTACACAGCTTTCAATATCTGGATCTGATAATAACACATATTCCCAATCATATAATGGAGTACATTCAATCTCTACAACTCCTTCAAAAGATATTATCTCTAGGTATTCTATGGTAACAAAATTACCTAAATATATATTAGACTGAGTCACTGGCTCTCCTAATGGATTTATATATGTAATACTTCCTCCGTCAGGGTGTTCAGGATCACCTTCTTCCCACAACCCTACAAAACACAATGTCTGTGGCTCGCATCCAGGACAAGGGGTAGGATCTAAAAGAACTCCTAATAAAAGCTGTCTGTAGGTTCCATCTATCGCATAATACCCGTCTGGAGCCACAGCTGTTTGATTTTCATCAGTCCAAACACTTGTAGCAGTATCTAACGAGTCTGAATCTATAAAATAAGAATCCGATACATCACAGTTACAACACAAAGCGTAAATATTAGTCTCGTCATAGCATAGTGTTATTGAAGATAAACTTCTGTAGTCCCAAACCAAATATAAATAATCAAAACTTGCTAAATTAGCAGCGTTTATAACAGCCTGATACGTTCCAGTTATTGGTGTTATAGTGCTCAATAAAGGAAGTAGCTCGCTTGCAGTATATAAGTCATTAGAAATTAAGTACTTAAATGTGTTTAGGGCTGGGTTAAATGTAAATGTATCACCAGCTCTTTTATCTGAAATTAATGTTATATTACTTCCGTCCGCTGGTATCATACCATTAGACAGTCCTCCAAACTGGCTCTCATATAGAGATACTCCGTCCGCATCCATAGTTATAAAGTCAGTACTTAAAGGACTGCTGTAGCTTCCTAAATTCCACTTGTAACTGTTGTGTATGGTCTGATCCTCTAGCCCTGAGTTGTTATAAACAACCCTGTATACAGTTATGTAATCAACTATATTTACGCACGATGTGCTTGTAGAGTAAGACGCGTTAGTAGATGTTATAGTAACTCTAAGAACGTCAGGAAGAGCCTCTGTCTTTTGAAATGTAAAGTCATAAACATCAGGTTCAGTTAAATTCTCGTCAAATATAACATCACCTGCGTACTCAACCATAAGATCAACCTCTCCGCCAAACAACGTAAGGCTTACAGTAACATCTCCTATCTCGTCACCTATCTCTACATCAAACTCATACGCCCCGTTCACATTCTGTTTAGATATAGTAACACCACACCCGTATACGTCTAACTCAGTAGGCATATCTGTCTCGGTAAGGTGAAGCACGTACTCGTCCATATAAGGATCGTAACCACCTATCTTAAAATAATTTTGAGAATTCTTGAACTCGTCTCTGAACCAGTACTTCATACCCATATCAGAAATAACACTAAGTGCATCACTCTGGGCTGAACCTCCTCTTAGGTTTAATACTGAATTACGCTTAATATCTGTAAAGTAAACCTCGCCACCAAACACAGCAAAGCTCTCTGGGTTGTTACTGATTCCGTAGTCCTCAATCCTTGCGATCTGAGTACCTAGTACCTCTGGTATAGAAGCAATCTGTCCACCTCCAGCGGAGTCAGATAGTAAGTTCTTGCCAGCTAAAATATATGACACCTTGTCTTCCTGTAAAACTAGAACGTCTGTACGTCTTGCATACAGTCTATTGATAGGTCCAAAAGACTTCTCTAGGTCCTTAAAGTTTGCCAGTGATAGGTTGAACTCGTTTAACTTGTTTATGTTTGTCTCAGCATTATATATACCGCTGTACGTCATAGACGCGTACCTGTCAGACTTTCTATACTGTTCCTGAGCCACGGCTGTAACACGCTCACCTAAGTAGAACGGATCACCTGTAAGTGAGTCGTTTATTTTGTAAGACTCAACTCCATTACCGAAAGTAAAGCAGTCGAAGAAATTAAGCGTCACAATAGCAGAATCAGTAGATGTTTGATCTTCATCTCCAGGCAAATTGCCACTCATATGGAATCTATCATCGTCTATAGGGAAACTATCACTACCTTCGTAGTATATCTCTCCGTCAGCATCTAAAGCTTCTGTCTCAAAAACAATCAATGATGTTGACTGCTGTATTGTAATAGTTCCTCCTACATATGATCCCTTTCCAGTATTTATAATAGGAGCGCTAGCACAAGCAGGAGTTCCTGTTTGAGCTATAAGGTATATACCTCCAACTAAATCGTCTCTGTACGGATCTAAAGGATCTACTTCTTGAAATTGAAACCTGTTTACTCCAGGATCTGTTACAGGATCAAAATAATAACATCTTGTTAGACCTATACCTGTTATGCATAAAGGATCATAAACCCCTAATGCTTGATTATATTCGTTTGTATTTACTGTATCATCACCTCCAGATATAACTCCATCCTCAAAGTTTACTCCCTCTCCCTGACAAAACAAGTAGAAGTTATCGTAGTCTTCATTAGCTACAACAGTCTTTGTGTACTTATAGTATCTACTTCCGCAACTATTTCCTCTTGCGTCTCTGTTCATACTTATATTAAACCTTACAAGACTTCCAGCAGTTATTGCGTAAGGCAGTCTAGGTTGGTTTTCTGGAGCAATTGGGCTACCTGGATCATAATTTGGATTGGCATATGAGAAATCCCATCTTTGAGTAGAATAACTCCATCCTGTTTTATCTAATGCCTTAAGTTCTATAAATGAATTCCTATCGTAGTTTACCTCAAAATTTGAAACCCTCATTCTCATATAAGTCCCAGCAGGCTCGTATATTACCTTATCAGTAGATGGCGGATTTGTTATAAAATTATTTGACTGAGCCTTAACCTCAAGAACAGATGCTGTAACAAGATTGTTTAAGGCTCCATTAGAGTCTCTCTTAACTATTAAATTTTCACCAATCGTTGCCTTACTTATATTCTCTCCCTCTAACTTAAACCAAACAAAACCATCAGAGTCCTGAAAGAATAAATTGGTGTAAATAGTCTCGTACTTTGACTTAGAAGGCTTAACAACAAACTTATATCTCTTAGCCCAAGATGGAGCCAAGTTATTTATTGTTGCGACTATATTATTACTAGTATCTGAAGCTGATGCTGGAAAGAATACTGTATTATTATTACATACTAAAGCCGTAGAACTTCTTAAGTACTCGTCCTGATATACAATCCCAACCTCATAATCTCTATTACTGTGAAGACTTTTTTTACTTTCTAGTTTAGATATTGCAGCAGTAGTTCCAGTATCCTGTAAGTACTCATAAGCAGTTAAAATAGGATCTGTATCAGTAGTATTAAATTTAATAGCTGGTATCTGTATTTTTATAATATTTGGCTCCAATGGAGATGCTATTATTGTAAACCCTTGATTAATTGCGTTTATACCTGTTCCAGCAATATCCCAATCTGGAGGTGTAGTTGCTATTGTTTGTATCCTACAGTTAAATATATCCGTCAATGAGAAACCTTCTCCGCAATCAGTTATAGGATCTTCGTGTGAGTATATAGCATCTATAAACGATTGATTCTGAGCTAATTGATACGCATCTTCAAAGGCATTAGTTATATTAAAATTAAACGTATAGTTAAACTCATTTAATGGAGCGTCTTCCTCATAAGAAGGATCTCCACCAAATGCATTATGATATAAATTAAAATCTATTGTTAATAATAATCCAGATACAATTTCAACATCTGTAAAGTCTATAATTATAATAGAACTATTTATCTCTCTAGAATCTGAAGGATTTATATCATATTCTCCATCTTGAAGTGTAACCTCTAAATCTTTACCTCCTATCTCCTCACTAAAACCAACAACCTCATAATCAATATTTGTATCTATATCGTAACCATCCACATAGTTTCCATATATAAGTCTGTTCCCCATAGTGGTCTGAGACTTAGCAGTTAGAGGCACGTTATCAAATAGTCTTGTAAGCTCTGAACTTGGAAGCGCTGTGTATATCTTCTTGTTGTTAAACTGAATGGATTGAATCTGATTATCTATCCATCCCTGCTCATCCTTTACGTATCTTTCTATAACATTAACAATACTAGAGTCTGATAACTTAAAGCATAAGTCAACTTGAATCACGTTCTCGTTGCCTGTATTAAATGAAACGTCATACGAGTTGAATACATTACTCATAGATCCGTTCGTATATGTGGTAAAATCAACAAAGAAATTGTTAGGCTCAAATGCTATATCACTAAACTGAGATAGCGCACTATATTCTCCGTCCTTGTACTTATATCTATAAGAAAACGATATGAACTTATCAGTCATATAGTTCTCCTCAGTAGAAACAACTAATGGTGTTATAGACGGAGACTCTAACGGTGGAGCAACAATAACGGATATATCATCCTCTGTAATGTTATCAACTCCCATTGTAGGGTATGCGTACGATCCTCTTGTATTTATTCTTCTTGGAGGATTAAGATTATCTGTCCAGAATAATAGACCGTCAATTAAATCTATTCCGTTTACTAAATACTTAGTATCAAAGTTAAGTACTGTAGTGGATATTACGTGATATATAAGTGTGTTTGTTCTTTCGTTGTAAGATAGAACCATATCTACATTCCCTGGATCTGTTACGAACCAGTATATCGTCTCGTGCTGGCTATCCTCATACGCACCAATACATCTTGCGTCAGTAGAAAGTTCTTGACCTTCGTAAAGAATAGATACAATCTTGGTATTACCTAATGAATTCTCAATAGCACCAACGCTATTGTTTTCAGTAGATCCTATCCTTATATTTAACGCGTCAATATATTCTCCATCTGGAAGAACTCTCTCGTCAAGCGACTTATTCATTCTTCCCTTAAGGAACGTAGTATTTAAATCCATACTTATTTAATCCACTTATCTTTACCCCTCATATTCATCAATAATCTTCCAGGGTGTATGTTACTCAATCTTATTTTTGCGTTTCTTAGAAGAGCTGTCTTCTCCTTCTTAGCTCTGTTTACAACATACTCCTGAACTCCGTACTTGTTTGTAAGCACGTTATACTTAATGTATGCGTATAAGAACTCCTCAGCCATCTTGTTTATAGTAACTTCAGAGTCATCTCCTCCCTCCATACCGTCAGTAACGTACTCAAGTATGCAAAGCTGACCAGCCATACCTGATCCAAAGTTTATAACGCCTGACTTCTTGTCTATTCTGTACGTAGGGTTTACGTTTGCAGTCTCTGTATTCAGACCAAATCTTGCCCCAATAGTGTGGTTGAAGTACCACTTACCGTCAAGATTGTAACCTTCCATACCGTTAAAATCACCGTCACCTAAGTAGATGCTCTTGTTTAACTTGTGTATCCTGTCGTAGTCTAATATAGATGTACCCTCTAACACGTTTCCGTCCTGATCGAACAATACTCTACAGCTGTTATCTTGTAGGTACGAGTTACTGTAGTTGGTCTGAATGTTCTCAGTCAGTGGTCTTAACACCCCATCCTTGTACAATGATATTCTAACATAGTTCACGTAGTCTGGTGGCAAAACCAACTTAAGGTCATCACATATACTAAGTTCCACGATCTTAATCTCTTTCAAGGCATCGTAGTTAAGCTCCTGAATACCTCTCTTTGCGTGAAACAAGATCTCGTACTTGTCAACGTTATTAACAAGCTTATTGTTACCTACATACATCAACATAAAGTTGTTAACTATATCCTTTAGTGATACATACTGGTATGTTCCCCAGTTTTCATTCTCTGGAGAGTTTCCAGCGTTCTCATAGTATTGATAGCCAGTTAAGTATGCCATAATTATTGTTGTTGACTAAATGTTGGTTGTTCGTGTTGTTCTTGACCTAATGCGTAAGCAGCAACCTCTTGCTCTCTTATAGATATTCCAGCGTACTGTAGTATCTTCATAACCAGCTTGTACTCGTCCTCTGCAGGAAGCTGAAAGTCTTGGTAATCTGGTTGAGACTGATCAAACATCGGCTCACCATTTGGAAATGTAAAGTATGTCCACTTAGGATCTTTAGGATATGTAAAGTAGGTACATCTTACGTCATAATTATTTGTATCGCTGATTGTGTCAGGATATAAAACAATAGTTGATGTTCCTAGTGTGTTCTGCTCGTAAGTATATACTGGGTACATCAAAGATGGTCCAGTAAGGTTTGAGTCTGAAAGCATCATTATCCTTGCGTTAGACACCTTTTCAGCTGTACTAATTCTACTGCCTGAACTATTAAGACAGTCTATTCTAAGTATCATATACGCTGCGCTTCCAGTCGTGTCTTCTGAAGGAGCTAGCCACTGATTTGCACTATAATTATCTAAATTTGATGTAACCAAGAAAGACTCAAGAGTCTCGGCTATTGGCTGCTCAATATCAGCGTATTCAGTACCTGACATACGAGCATTCTCCATATTGATGGTCTTGTTATATGAAGAGTAGTACTCCTCGTATATTTCCATCTGTGCCTGCTTGGCAAATAAGTTGAAATCAGCAGGTGTAATATAGCCGTAGTTATTCTTATTTATAACAGATAGAACTGTATTTCTAACTGAGTTTATCATATTAAAAACTTTTTACAAAGATAATAAAAAAAAGCACTCTGATTAGAGTGCCTTTAGCTTTCCTTAAGAACAAAAACAATTACGCAATAGCTATTCCAGAAACAGCGAATGGTAATAATGTAACATCATAAGTTACTTTTGTCCATCCCTCACCTAAGGCTGCAACAACAGCCGCTTCAATAGCGTCTCTTTGTGTTTCAACACCAGCCCCAGCGGTAGCGTGACTGATAGTAACAACTCTACCTCCACCATAGGTGATTGTAACTGTAGCAGTAGTTGCTTGTTCGATAAGTTTAATGTCTGTAGCAGAAACAATTTGAAATTGCTCGTTAGTTACAGGAATACTTAAAAATTTTTCCATTTTTATCTTTTGTTTATGATTAATAATCCTTGCAAAGATACTAAAAAAATATTAATCTAAATGACTCTCAAGCAGTCTAAGTGTCTCAATTCCATCATCTGACTTCAGGTGTGATGCCAAGATAAATAAGTGATTCTCACCGTAAGGAACTGTCAACAGTTTCTTCTTGTTTGTCTCTAGGTTAAAGTATACATCCCTACCTTTATTTTTAAGCCTCAACACGTCCTGATCAAATAACTTAGCGCAAGTATTCTGTAATTGTAGCATTGGATCATTCAGCATCTCCATAAACTTCTGAGGGTATGTTCTTGAATAAACAAGAACGTCTCTCTTAAGCTCAGCGGTTGACATCTTGTCAATCCTTCCTCCAAGCACAACTCTAGCAACAGCCTCAAGCATATCAACCGTAAGGTCTCTTGCTGCCAACTGTGCATCCAACTCTGTAGTTAACTTGTCAAACTGTTCAGACGCGTCTTTCTCTGTATTTACTTCCTCGAATATCATTCCGTTTCCTGGGTGATACTCTAAGAATTTTTGTAGTACTGGATTTGTTTTATGTACCGTTAGTGATCCATCAACAAATACAATAGGCTCTAAAATAGCAGAACCATCCTGCTCATCCTCGAAAGGTGACTTCTGGTTTCTTGCATATCTAAGTGGTCTGTTTGATTTTCCGTCAAAGTAGTATAACGGACTTCTTGAAGTATTCTTCGATGTCAACATATATGACAACGGAGTGTTTCTTTTTTTTAATACGTAGATTCTATCTACTAATGCAGTTTCTTTACTCATTTGATATAATTTAATTTGTTAAAAAATAACAGGGAGAGTATTTCATCTCCCTGTTGGGTATTTATTATTAGCTATTAGCTTCGAATAAGAAGAAGTTGTTAGCACCTAAAGTACATAAAGCTCTTTCTGATAAGAAGTGTACCTCCATAGCATCTAAGCTAGAGTTAGAAGCACCACCAGCAGAACCAGTAATCCAAGTTTTATAACGACGATCTTCAGTTTCAGAAGCTCTGTAACGTACGTGTAAGAATGGTCTCTTAGCGTTTTTACCTAATACTTGGTCATAAACAGTTGTAGATCCAGCAGGAACTAACACACCATTGACAGCACCACCAACTACTCCACCACGTGTAGCAGCATCGTTTAAGTATTTCCAGTCAGTTTTGTAGAAGTCGTAACCTCTTCTGAATCCTGTAAACCCTAAGTTCAAAGCCATATCCTTATCGTTATCGAATAAACCGTAAGATGTACCACCAGCTCCATAAGAGTTTTGAGCAGCTAACATATCATCGATATCGAAAGAGAACTGACGGTTAACGAATAACACATTCTCTTGGATAGCACCTTGCTTGTCAAGACGTTGGATAATAGTATCGAAGTCAGACAATGTAGTTGGGTTACCACCACCCCATACGTTTCCTCTTTGAGAAACTGAGTAGAATAAACCTTCAGAACCTTTGTTACCAACAGCTCCAGTAGTAGCAGCAGCTCCTGAATTAGCTTCAGCTGGTACAGCCTCGATCATAGCTAACTCTAAGTAATCCTCAAATCTCAAACGAGTTTCGTGCTCTGATTTGATGTACCATAAGTAACCTGTAGCTCCGTTCTCAGAAGTAACCTCAACCCATCCGATTTGTGCCATATCTGAACCAGATACCGCGTACTTATCTTTGATGATGATTGGGCTGTTCTCTAAGATCAAGTCATCAGCCTCTAAAGAATCAACCATTCCTTCAGTTCCTTTTCTGAACTCTGAACCGTAAACAAATGCAGTTACAACGTCAGTAGCTGAAAATGTTTGACCACCAGCCTCGTAGTAAGCCACGTCAAATTCTCCAGCTGCATAGTCAACAGCAGTGATGATAGCCTTGTTAGATTTAGAAGCCTCGTTGTTATCTGATAAGAAAACTGTCTGACCAACTCTAAATGCAATTCCACCGTTACCTGGTACTAATGTATCATTAACGATAATTGTAGCTGTATCTGAACCAGCAGCAAACCCTGTTGCAACACAGTTTACATATTTAGTGTGTAAACGACCTTGCTCTGCCCATTTGATAAGGTCAGAAATAGATGGCATCTCAGCTCCAACTGATCTTAAGAAAGACGCAACAGAACGGTTACCATATCTTTCAAACTCTTTCTCGTAAGTATCTGGAAGATACTGATTCAAGAAGTCAAAGTTTGTGATGTAATTTGATGCAAGAGTTTTTCTCTCTGCTGAAGGCTGCAAATCAAAGCCTGGTGTAGATAATACTGACATTTTTTAAATTTTTTAATGTTATTTTATACTTTTAAACTTAAGTCCACGACCACCACCATCGTCTATACTTTTCACTTTAACTCCTGATGAGCTGATAGATTGAGGAGATGTTCTAACCTCCATATCTATATTTTTTGTTTGTTTGGCGGTATCTAATAACGCCTCAGCTTTACCTTGCTCATAAAAGAACTTGGCAAATTTTTCAGGATTCATAGCTACAGATAAGGATCTGTGATAACCAACAGCGTCTGAAATTAACCCATCACTATCTAAATACTTAGATATATAATTTGTCAGATCAGATTGAGACTTCTTTAAATCTGCTGGATCACCAGGTAAAAACTTTAAATCCTTGTCACCAATGTTGAAATCAAAACCTTTGAAATCCTGGTTGAAAAGTTCTTCCGTCTTCTTCTGAAAATACTCAGACTTTTTGTAACTCTCTTGCTGCACGGTCTGTGCGTCTTGAACGTATTTCTTGTAAGCGCTGTAGCCTTCCTTATCCTCATCTGGAACTGAGCTACCACTTGACTCAAGTGGCGACTTGTACTGCTCCTTCTGATCTTCAAAAAACTTCTTAGCTTTAGCAAGCTCTTTCTTCTTGGCAATTTCTTTCTTCTTAATATCCTTCTCCTCATCAAAGTCTGGATCGTATCCAAATTTATCTTCGATCATATAGTTGATATCCTCGTCATCCAAGTCTGACTCGGTAGCTGAATAATACTCAGCTAAAAGCTTCTCTGGAGATAACTTACTGAAGTCTTTACTTAACTTCATAAAGTCATCAATACCTCTTCCAGTTTCTTTTTTATACTTTAAGAATGCTGAAACGTCTGAAGGTAATTCCTCGTTAGCCTCTCTCTCCTTAAATAATTCATCAACAGAGTTGATGTCCTTGTTGTATCTTCCTTTAATGTAGGACAAGACGTCCTCATCCTTTAGCTCTGGAGTAGTCTCAACTTGTTCATTGGTTTCAACATGTTCATTTGCAATGAACGCTTCGTCTTTCTGAACATCCTGATTAAACTTCTCCTCGTGCTTGTCTAATAACTCCTGTTCAATCTCTTGAATTGAACGTTCCTCCCCTGCGCCAATATCGCGCACTGTAAAATTTTCCATTTGATTTGATTTATTAAATTTATTTTATTTATGACAGAGTCAATAAATATTTAAGCTTTGCCGCCTCACCCGAAAGTGATTGAGCCATATTACAGATATCTGGATATTTATTAATATCACCATAAACTTCAAGCTCGTTGGCAAACATTAACACCTGGTCTGTAAGCTCTATAGCATCCTGACCAGACTTCATAGGCTCAATTCGCATACCCTTGATTCTTTTTCCGCTATACCCCATTAATTTCTCAACAACCTCATCCTTGAAGTCTTGCAAGAACTCATAGAATCCTCCTGTTGCCTTATGCTCTGCAAAACTTCTTGTCTCCCAGTGAATCATATGGAACTGCTCGTGAAATGTAGCTAACCTCCCTGCGATATCTTCTGTTGTCATATTGTTTTATTTATGTTAATCTAATTTTTGCTACTCCAGCAGTATGATACATTCCACCAACAGGTACTCCTCCTGCTGCAGCAGCAAGATCATTTGCAAAATCATTTGCTAAAGGTGATGTCATAATAAATCTATTACCTGTAACATCTCCTGCTCTATTTACTGAGAAAACAGTTGTAGTATTATGTATTCCAACATAAATTAATCCTAATCCAGCACTACCACTAGAAATAGAGGATATACCTATACCATTACTACTAGTTATTGAAGTTAAAGCAGTTGATGTAGGACCAGTATTACTATTTTTTACAACAACATTTGTAAACTTTCCAATACTATCAAAAGTTTTTGTTCCCCTTATATTTTGATCACCATCTAATGTAACTACACCAGAACTTCCTCCATTAACTGTGTCTGCTATATCTTGAATAGTATATGATTGAGTCTCTGCGTTTAAAACAGCTGACTTTCTTTCTGTAAGATTTACATTTTCAGATATTCCTATAAATCTTGTTCCTGATGGTATTGTTGACATTATTTATTTTTTTTGCAAAGTTAGTAATTATTTTCTTATATTATCTAGGCTCAAACTCAGCCAAGTCAAAACCGTCAAGAGAATCTTCTGTACTCTCGAAGTCAACAGGTGGTAAGTTATTCTTACGCTGCTCAATCAACTTAGATTGTGTTGTTGCCTGCTTAAGTATTCTGTTATCTTTAGCCTTCTCCTTCATCTCATCCTTCATAGTTATAGCCTGAGCTTCAACACCCTTAAGCTGCATATTCATCTGATACTCAATATTCATAAGCTCCATCTTAAGCTGAGCCTCAGACTTCATCTTCTCTATCTCGTATCCAATCTCTGCCTGCTTGATCATCATCTTAGACTGTGTCTCTGCCTGAATTTGTTGCATAGCATTCTGAGCAGCCATCTGCTGAGACTGAGCATTAATCTGAGCCTGCATCTGCTGAGACTGCATAGCGTTCTGTTGATCCTGCTCCTGTTTCTTACGTCTCTTAAGCTTAAGCAACTGATTTGCAAGCTTAATATTGTTTATCTCTCTAATGTCTATTGCGTCCTCTAGCGTGATTGCGTCTCTTGAAAGTGCAATCTGAATGTTCTGTTCCAACTGAGCCTTCTCCTCCTCGTCTGGAGACATCTCTATAAATATGCCGAAGTCGTATATGTATATCTCCTTAATCTCTTCAAGAAGACTTACATTGTACTTACCGATCTGCATAGCGAATGTCTCTGCAAAGTCAGAGTACTCTAATATATCAGCAACCCTATACGATATAGCCTCAGCTAATCCCTTAGTTATGCTTAGACTTCCATCTAGTATGTGTCTTGTGGCTGTATTTGAGTTTGCCGCTGCAAGCTTCTGTAGACCAACCAAAGAATTAGGATCTGGCATACTACCATCCCTAGCCTCGTTCAATCCTGTCACATCTCTAATCATACTTAGGTAGTGGTTGTAACTTCCGATTAATGAAGCTATCTTACCCTGACCACTGTTAGAGTTAAGCTCCTGTATAGGAACCCTTGCGTTATTAAACTCACCATCCTGAGTGTAGCTTCTACCGATAACACTACCAGTCTGGAAGTATAGTCTCAATGCATCCTCTGGATTATATGCAGCTCCGTTACCCAAGTCAACCTCGTTAAGTCCATCGGCATCGATGAACACACCGTCTGGTACAACCTTAGATATAACCTGCTGCAGCTTTAAGTGAGTAACCTGAATCAAGTCAGCAAATGGTATCATACGTCTAACCAAAGACTCTATGTTGCCCTTATACATTCTTGGAGCTACTGCAATATAGTTTGGAAGCGCGTGCTGAGATGATGACTTAGGTCTAACCATATTCTTGGAAAGCTCCCACTTCAACATAATGTTAGTACCCATCACCATAATACCGTCGTACCACACATCTATAGTCTTCTCTACCTTCTCGAACTTACCGTCCTCCATCATCTCGTTAGGAGGGTTAAACGTGTCGTCCTTCTGGATCATTCTAACACCGCCTGTATCTAATACCTTTTTCTTGTAAACAAACTTCTTAGTTGTCTTATAATTAACATAAAGAAGCGTTGCAGAGTCTCTACTAAACAGACTGTTCTGATAGAACTGCGCGTTGTTGTAGTAGTTGTACCAGGACTGGCTGTACTTTGAAATCTCTTCAAGCTGCTCGTTTGTAAGTGTAGGATCAATCTTAAGTAGTTCAGTAATAGCTACAGTCTTAATCTCACCCCAGTAGAAGCAATCTCTAAAGTGTGGATCCTCTGTGTAGCTGTGAACTACATTAGCAGGATCTACATAATCAATCTGAACGCCACTTCCTGGTAGGAACTGGTGCTTAACTATTCCCTTACCTAAAACGGCTAGGTCATAGTCAACTCTGCTCCTTGTGTCTGAGTACTTGTTGTCCTCTAGTATCGTATTAATTGCAGTCTCCTCAGCAATCTCTATTGCTGGCTTGTAGTTGATCTGCATAAATAAGTTAAGCTCCTCTGAATCCTGAGGAAGCTGATCGGCATTTGTATCAAACGCATCAACCCCAAAGCTATCCTTTATCTGATTCAAAATATCCTTAGACACCATATCGGTCTCTATCATATCCTGATACTTGCTACGTCTCTCTGCAGATACTGCGTCCTGAGCGTAAGCCTTAACTCTAAAAAGTCTGTCAGACATACCGTTAACAACGATATCGACAAACTTTGGTATAATTGGAATCGGTGTCCAATCTAAATTCAAATGAGAAAGATCACCATCTACTGATAACTCGTTCTTATATTTAGCAACTGATTGTTCTCCCCTTGCGTATAACCTAAGACGATGAAACTCACCCCACTGATTATAAAACTTACAGGTTCCACTATCCCTCCTAAACCACTCATACTGAACAGCTTGTGAAATCTGCAGTCCGTATTCGTATGATGCCTTTTCTTTGTCTGAAGCAAATTGATTAGGAAAGCCAGCGGGATTAATGTTAATGGTTACATCCTTCATTTACTTTATTATTTCGCTATATCTTCCGTTGTTATTATATCTTGCAAATTTAATACTTATTTTCGAATCTTTTTTAACTGCTTGAAATGTGGATCTTTGCGTTGCCATTATAGCTAATCCTGAGCTAATTGCGGCATCAAACTTTGTCCTGTCGTTTATATCAAACTTAGCCCAGTCCTCTAGAGTCTTTGTAAAGTACATAGAACCCATCTCGTCTGGATCCCTGTACGTTGCCTCTAAATCTAACCCCACGTATTTCTCTATATACGACTCAATTCCAGACGCGTGAGCGTGCTTAACATCCTCAGACGAGTTAGGTATACCTCCAAGCTCTTTCTCTGTCTTAGAGAGCTTGTGAGAGGGTTTGTCAGGTCTATTTAAAGAGAACGCTCTGTAGCCTCTTGTCTTGAAGTGATACAGTAGCCTCTGCTTGTTATTCTCTATAAGCACTGGCATACCATAGAACACGCACGCCATAAGCACGTCCTCAAAGAATATCTCTGCCGTCTGCGGTCTCGATATATACTCAAGGAAGAACTCGTTGCTTGGCGCGTTATCCATATTAAACTTGGTAAGTCCGTGAAGAGCACCCTTAGATCCTCCACCACCAACAGTTCCAGATATGTCATATGGATCGCATCCAAACGCCCCAATGTGCTCGTTACCAGGATGCTTGTTTCCGTTCCTTGTGATAACATTATTCATAAGCTGATTCGATGGAATCCAGGATACTAAAAATCTACCCCTTACGTCTGGAGTCCAGACAACAGTAGAGTCTTCCTTTCCATCCTTCCAGTGAAACGAACCCCTTGTAAGAACCCTGTCCTTTATAAGCGAGTCGTTGTAGTCAATCTGCTGGTATATCTTTGTAAGGTTAAATATAGATGCCTTGCTCTCATCTCTAAACGCGTGACTCTCTGTCCTTGGGAACTGACGATAAAACTCGTTCAGCGCGTCAGGATCATTCTTAAGCGAGTCAACCTCATTCTCCCAAAAGTCGATAGCTCCTATCCTTATAGGTCTTCCATCCACACCCTCTACTGGTGAATTAGGCTGTCTAAAAACAGGCATACCATACCTATCAATATAACCCTCAAAATTCCACTCCATAGGAATAAACAGAGCGTATAGTCCTGTCTTTGTCTGCCCATTTGCATTTCTTGTTGTTATTTTAGAGTCCTCGTACAGCTTCTTAAAGTTTCCACCACCCTTCTCAAGGGCGTTTACCGTAGATCCCATAAGGCACTTTCCAATGATCTTGCTACCTAACCTTAGACAGGTCTTACGAACCCTCCACCCGTTTAGTATATTGTTTGGTTTCTCTAACTTTCCAGACTCGTCCTCAATTAGAAGCTTCAGCTTCTCACCGTCATACGAGTTGTCAGACGTGTTACTCCAGTCGATAGACGTGTCCAACCCCTCAAGGTTAGAGTTATCACTCTCATACATATTCTTCTTAGTAATCTTAGACGCTGGAACTCTATAAGCTAGCTCTGTCTTAGGCTTATCCATACCGTCCATAATGGGCTTGAAGAAGAAAGGATAGTTACTCGATATAGGCACAACCTTATCGGTAAACATAGCCTTGGCATCCTCTCCCTTCTTGGAGCATATTCCAATCCTTGCATTCTTAGCAAGTGTTGCCACATTTACAGATTCAGCAGAAGCCATAAATGAGAATCCAGAACGTCTAATCTTAAGATAAGTCATTCCAAAGCACCTATCATCAGCTCGGCAGGCTTCCCAAAAAATAAAGAATATTCTATTAGCCTCACGGAAGTCAGGGTGACCTACGTCAATCTTAGTCCACTGAAGATACATATAGTGACTTCCAGTTATGTAAGTTGGAACTCCGTTATTCATAAAGAACATACCCTCCTCACGCCTTACGAACTCATTCTCTATGTAGTCAACCCACTTAGCTTTGAAGTCCTTCTGCATCGTGTGCCACTGAAATATAGACTTTATATTATGTAGTTCTTTTGGATATTCTGCTGGTTCCCAGTACTGCTTCTCCTTCTTTTCGTCCCTTTTATGTACTATATTTGGGACAAGAGGCAGGGCTATATTCAGTCCGTTTATGTTGTATATCTCTCCAATGGTGCCGTCCTTAGAGATTACAACTATGTCGTACTTCTCATTGTACCCGTACTCCCAAGATCTTTTGTTATTTCCTCCAGTAAGAATACCAGGTGGTATAAGATTATGGACTACGTTACTTAGACCTTCCCTCTGCGAATCCTTTGATTGTAGGCTCCTTTGTTTTTGACTCTCCATTGATTAACTCCTTCTCTAATTCAATTCGATTAAGTATCTGAAAGGCATCTTCGATTGCCAAGCGTTTTGTAGCGGCAGCGTTCTTAAGCTTATCTGCCGTAAGGTCTGTCTCGTCACCAGTGATAATCTTATCCTCTGCGACCTTTATAAGTTCTTCTACAGCCTTGTATCCAGCCTCGATGATTCTATTCTTTATATCCGTTAGTTCCATTTGATTGTAATATTTTTAGTAAACATCCTGTACATCTTTTCTCCGTCAATGTTAAACTCGTACTCGCTATCTGGCTCGAATGAAACCTCGTCCCCCTCGTTTACGCCTAAATCTCTAAGCTCATCGTTTGAGTACCTAACAACTCCAATAAGAGGCTCGTATACTCCGCCCTTGCTTATGTATGACTCACGAGTCTTCACTGGCTTTATAAAGCAGTACTTGGAGTGTGTCCTCCACTCACCGTTATGGTTGTACATAAAGTACTGATCCTCATCGACAAAAAAAAGGTCATCCTTCAAGAAGCTTGTTCCGCTCCTCTCCTGACCTTTCATATCATAGTAAATCTTAAACGTGTTGTGGTGAACTAGAAGCGTGTCACCGACACAAATGTCGCCAACATAGTTATTCGGAACAGACACAACCTCAGCAAACCTGTTAGTTGCCGTATGGTCCTCCTGGGATACACTGGTTATAAAGTCGATACCGCCTATCTTCTTTATATTGTCGTACCTCCTACCGTTTGTAGGTCTAACGACAAAGTAAAATGGCGATTTCATTAGAAGTCAATATTATTCTCTGTAGATATAGGCATATTAGCGTTAAACTTCTTCCACTTCTTAATCTCGTCATCCTTCTCGATCCAGATCTCAAAATCTCCAGTGCTTTCATTTATTCCGATATGATTTATCCTATGGCTACCACTAAGAACATCCTGACCTACTATGTAGTGCATAGCGCCATTTTTATAGTCAGCGCCAACTGATATCTTTCTTATTATATCCATTCGATTTAATTATGTTTTAATTAATTATTTATTTTTATTATATTAGATAACTCTAAATGCTTCATTAAGAGTATTAAAATAAATATTTCCTGGTATAAGACCTAAAGATAATGCTTGTGCATTACCTGTGTAAGTTCGTGCGCTAGTAAAGTCAGCCCCATTAATTGTTGCTGATGAAGCCACAGGAAGTATATATAATAAAGAAGCATCATACTTTACGTTATTGATTACAGAACCATTAACTCCTGTAAAAATTCTACTAGCAGGAGTTGGTAAACCAATATATTTAAACGCTCCCCTAGTGTCATCTGCAATTTGTAAATTATTACAATTAAAATTGTTTAAATTTACTGTTGAATCTAATAAATCTAATTGAATTAAATTATTTACTCTTTCGGAAAAAAATGAGCCATTAGCTATTTCAAAATAATTTTTTCCAATTGATTTATAAAAAGAATCTGCACCGCCTATTATAGTTAATGGAGTTCCTGAAGATGCTTCTTGAGTAAGCTCTTTAAAATTCTCTATTCTCATATAATTTTCTGCTCTTTTATTATTTGTTCCAACACCGCCAGTATCATTGTGATTGTATATAAAACTTATTCCTGTCATTGGACTATATATACCACTGGTTAATGTTCCATAATTAACATAATAAGGATTAAAGTTTAATTCTAAATTACTTGTTGAAAAAGTTGAATTAAGATTATACAAAATTGTAGAAGAACTTCCAAATATTGCACAATCACTCATTTGAAGATTACCATCTCCGAACCAATTTATATTTTCGTTTTTTACTGTATATCTTGTTTTAGATAATACACTTCCATTTTGAACTTTTACAATTTGTCCAAACAATGAAATACCTGTAGATGTATAAGAACTTTCCTCTGACAAAAAAGCTTTATCAACTATTTGGCAATTTTTAAATGACATACCAACTGCATTTTGACTTCCTGCAACAGTTGGAGATGTATAGTTTAAATTATAAACAATTTCGTGTACTTTTTCAGATTCTATTGTTACATTTTCAAAAGACATAGATATAGGGAAATCTAACCTGCCGCTTGTTTTTGGGCAAAGGCCTACTAAGTATGCTGTAGAAATAAAATATTCTTGAGTACCTTCATATGTAATTGTGTATCCATTCCCTTTTATTTTTAAAAAATTTACAGATAAATAATCCATCGAGTTAGATCCTGTTTCAGGAACCGTTACATCACTTAGTAATTCAATTGTTCCTACACCCGCATATTGTGGTGTAATAATTGAAGCACCAGTCCCCACAAAAGCAGTAAATGCATCTTTTAAATGAACAAAAGGCTTTGTCAGAGAGCCATTAGAACCCCCTCCAGTATAATTTGCATTAACATAGAATTTAATATCACTAGGATCTACATTTAGTTCTATTAATATATTGCCTGTTTCTACGCTATCAACAGTTTCTTTTCGAATAACTAAGTTTGATGATTTTAAATCATAAAATTCGTGTACTTTAGAATCAGCATTTAATCCTTTGTAAATTTCAGTGCTATCGCCTAAACTAACTCCTGCTTTACTCTCTAAATTAACATCAGTTGCATTTGTAGTTATATCAAGACCTATAGAAGTTAATCCTTTAAATTTATGAACATTAGTTGTACCATTTAAACCATCGTAAACATCTACACCGTTACCTAAATTCTCGCCTTGTTTATTATTAACTAATATATTATTTCCATCTGTAGATACATCTAACCCTGTAGACTTAACACTTCTAAACTCATCTGACTGAGTTATTGCATTAAAACCTTTGTATGTAGAAGTCCCATCCCCTACACTATATTTTTTATTTAATACTATAAAGTCTGAATCAAGAACTGGATCTTCTCCAATTCCTACAGTAACATTTTGAAGTTTAAGTAAATACTTATCTCCAAGAATAGACACAATTACTAAATTATATCTAAGTACATTTAATACTGGATTTAAGCTGTTAAGAACTTCAGCAGGTGTTGAATAATCTTCACTTTCATCTCTTATTACTTCAGTAATCAATAAAATACCTCCTAATTCAGGAGATAATCCAGAAATCATAAATTCTCTTAAATCTCCAAGCTCAAAGTTTTTTGTAACTAAATAGTTGTTTGCATCTGTGCCGATTAATATATCCTGCTCTGTGGGATTCGAAATTATAGGGTATTGACTAATTTTTGTCATCTGTTATTTCTCCTGTTTCTAAGTTTATCTTTACGTTACCGTATTTCTCTAACAAGTCAGCCTCTATTGATTTAAATTCAGACGATAATTTATCTAAATCATTAAATACTAAGTTTTTCTGAGATTGAATATTGTGATTTGCAATCTCTAAATCTGCTAACTTTGCTCTAAGTTCTACGAAGCTCTTGTTTAAATCTCTTAATGTTTCTAACTCTTGTTTTTCTATTGCTTTCATTTTATTAAATTTTTTACAAAGATATAAAATTATATTATCTTTTATTCAGAAAGTATTTCATATCGTTCAACACTAAAAGAATTGATACGACAGATGTGCTAACCATTAACCAAAACATATCAGGTAGCCAAAGGCTAAATAATCCTCCAGCAAGTGTACCAATAGCAGTTCTTGCAATATCCATAAAATCAAAGTAAGATTTTATAATAACTGATTGGCACCACTCCCAAAAAAATCCTATTGATATGCCTATAACAGCGGATACTAAAGGAACTCCTATAATTTTTCCGTCTAATGTAAACTCTGAAAAATCTGTAATGCTGCCAATTAAATACATAATTGCAAACCCGATAAAAATGTGAAAACTGTCTCTTAATTTCATATCTGTATTGCTTCTGCTTGTTGGAATATTTCATCTACTTGGTAATCTGTCATTTGTGTAACTGACTGAATGAATAAAACTGTTTGGCTATATCTCTCTACTGTTGTGCCGTAGTTCCATACATTTTTAGCAGCAGTTTTAGTTGGCTCATCTAATTGGTCTAACGCACTTTCGATAGTTGGCACTAAATTCATTAAATTTAAAATAGTTCGTACTCTCCAAAGTTGTACTTCGTTTGGTGTTTTATCTTTGAATGCTTGTTCAATTTCTTCTGGTGTTGCACCATCGTAAAACTCTCTTGTGTCAAAGTTAAAGTAAGGTTTAACCATTTGAACTTGCAAAAGCTCATCTATTAAAGTTTCTGTTTCTAAGCATTCATTTGAGTAGGTTGCACCTAAAACTCTATTGGTTGCTATTTCTATTATTGTTTTCATATTAATTTTTGATTGATAACATACTTATATTTATACTATCTCCAGCATTTGCTAATGAAATATTAGCGTGAATAAAAAATTGATTTGCAGGATTTAAAGGCGTTGAACTTAAAACATTAGTAGCAACCTGATCAGTTAGTATAGTTGTCGGAAATGAAACTCCATATAAATTACCACCATTCAAATTGTAATTTCTCGTAATTATAACTGATTGAAGACCTATTCCACCAGTATAAAGAGCTATTAATGTTCCACCAGTAGGATTGTTTGTTGTGCTTAACCTTAATCTTAAAGTATATCCTCCTAAAGAGGTTGGCTTATTTATACCAAACAAAACTTTTATAACATCTTGACTATTAAATGAATTAGCTGGAATTGTTGCAGTAAATATATTTGTTTCAGAAGTTGTTCCAGTGTGAACAGTTTGTGATGTTTGTATAAACTTATAAGGAGTGTAGCTTAAAATATTTTGCTTCAATGCTAATCCTGTATTAACAGCATTTACAGTTGGGTATTTAGTTGCACTTGCTGTTAAATCAGTTTGTTTGTTAGCAACATCTTCAGCAGTAAATCCTAAAGCATTTTGTTTATTATTAAAAGTACTCCAATCTGTTGAACTTAATGCACCTCTATTTGATGCACTTGCAGTAGGTAAATTAAAAGTATGTGTTGCTGTTGATGAACTAATTGCAAAATCAGTTCCAGTTGTTCCAACTTCTAAATTTTGTACTTGTGCAGTCAGTCCGTTTAATGCAGTTAAACCAGTTGAAAATGTTGTTATAACTTGGCAAAGATGACTATTTTCTGTATGAAGTGTAATAGTTCTACCGCTATGAGTAACATAAATTCTAATTGCTAATCTATCAGTTGCTAATAATGTTGTTTGTGGAACTGCTAAAGCACTAAAATAAGCCTCTATGTTTGTGCCGTCTGTAATTAATCTTGGAGTAGCTGAATTACTTGCTATTAAAGATAAAGTTGTTCCATTCCACTTATATAATTCAACATAAAATGATGGTGAACCACCACCACTCGAAGCACTAAAATAAGTTTCAAAATTCCAATTTCCCGCTGGTATCTCTAATAAATTAGGAACATTTGCATCTGTAATAAATGATTGAATATATCCATTTGCATTTATTGTAAAATCAGTACCAGCACCTAATATTGGTGTTCTGTCCATTTCTCTAAATGCAACACCGCCTATTGTTCCTTGAGATACACTTCCATTTAAATAAAATGATAAAGATGAACCACCACTTGTTGAATTTGGAAAATTAGCTAATGTACCATCGCCTCTAACATATTGAGATACTAATCCTGCTCCTGTTATAGCAAATGTACCTGATGTAGTTATAGGAGTAGTTGGATTAACATTAAATGCAGAAGGCACAGTCAAACCAATAGACGTTACTGTTCCACCACCACCACCACCTGTAAATGTTATTACATTACCACTTGCATCAACACCTAATGATTTAGTTGGAGAAGCATCAAATGTAGTTCCTGTGTATTTATCTAATTGTAATTGTCCTGTTCCTTTTAGTGTAAATGTTGTAGATTCAACTGCATTGTTTAAACTAGTTATTTGTAATTGAGATGTTCTTGTTGCAAAATTTGTATCAGTAAAAATTGATCTAAATCGATTTGAAACTTGTGTTGTACCACCAGCAACATTTGTTTCTAATGAAAATCCAACTCCTTGGAATCCACTTGAGACTCTTGCAATTTTAATAACATCAAGTACACCTGCAGTATTATTGTCAACTTGAAAATAACCTGCTGTGGTATGATTACCTGTTCCACTTATTGAATAATTATTGGTTGATATACCTTTTACACCTATGCTATTTTTAGAATTACCATAAACACCATAATTATCAGAAGAATTTCCAAATACTCCTATGCCAGATATGGCTTGTCCTGTAATTGCTTTAGTTGATGCATCTTCAGCAAATGTTATAACACTATTATCTACCTTAAATAAACTATTACCACTTAATGAACCAGTTATTGATAAATTATATAAAGAAGCATTATCTATTGTAGTATTATTAATAAGCGTACCTCCTAACTGAAAGTTATTAGCAGGAGATTCAGTAAGTCCATTATTAACAGTATATGGAGTTATTTGAGAGGATATATAATTTATAAGGTCTGTCTGATCCTCTATATCCCCTGTTATACTTCCCCAAACTGCATCACCAGATCCTGATACCTTATCAACCAAGCTAACAAGATAGTCAAGGTCCTCGAATATAAATCCGTTACCAGATATGAAATCAACCTCAACTACAAAGAAGTTTGGATTAGGGATCCAAGGCTCTAGGCTTGTTATCTTGTAGTATCCAAATATGTTTATGTTGCTAGCCTTAGACAGTAACACATTACCGTCTACCAAGAAGTCCAAGTACTGACTTACCGTGTTACCTTTCAGCGTGTTCTTAGCTATCAGGAATGTTGTTATTGAAGAGAAGTTAACCTGCGGTCCTATCTCTGTCTCGAACGATATCGTGCCCTGCTCTCTAGCCTCTCCTGGATCTAATGTCTGGTACCTGTAACGTATAGACGTTCCAATATCTATAACGTTGTTTCCGTTAAAGAAGCTGGCTAGGTTGTTAGGTGTAAAGTTCTTTGTTATCAGAAAATTCTGAGCATCTGATCCTATCCACTTATCGTTGCCAGTTATGTTTACATCGATACTGTATTGACTTATCTTTGTCATTTAAGTTTTATTTTAAAGTATGCTCCAACTCCGTACGTTATATTTCCGTCAAAGTTAACTCCAACATTAGCCATATAAATTCTATCCTTCTTGTCCTTGTACAATAACCCAGGGGTTATCATCTGTAGGGATCTCCTGTCACCAAACAAGTTACCTCCTATGTAAAGCTGTCTGTTTGGTTGTTGTGCTTTAATAATCGTACTTGTCTTGGTAACAAGAGGTATTTTGTAGTCCTTGAATATAGTTCTTTTACCTAACCTATTCTGAAACACGGTGTCTATAATGGTTATACCTCCAATGCTATCAAGCTTTATAGTGTCTCTGTAAACGGTCTGCTTGTTGTACTCATTGTTACACGTGTCTATATTTTTAAATATATACTCCTTAACTGGAACATACTTAACACTGATAACCTTTACATTCTTTGTGACCGTATCATTAAAAACTTTATAAATAGTATCAGTCTTTACGTACGTAGTCTCCTTGCTGTCAACATTACCGCAACTACGCATTAAGATTATAACAACTACTAACGCGACTATTACTATGTATGGTATCTTGTTCATTATTTAAAAAATAAGTCCGACTCTGCCTTTCTCCTTCTCACCAACCCATTCAGTCTAACTCCGTTTGCTGTTATGTACTTTGTCTCGAACCACTTCTTTATCTGCTCCTCTGGAGCTCTTCTGTTTATTAACTTAAACAGTGTGTCTGATCCTCCAGTATTGTACGTATGGCTTACGAGGGAATCGAACTGATTCTGTGTAAGTGGAATCTTTATCTTAGAAG